TCATGCGCGCACCCCGCCGGTCTGCTTGAGGAAGTTGGCCAGCATCTCGTGGCCCTGTTCGGAAAGGATCGACTCGGGGTGGAACTGCACGCCCTCGACGTTCAGCGTCTTGTGGCGCAGGCCCATGATCTCGTCGACCGAGCCGTCTTCCAGCGCCGTCCAGGCGGTGACTTCCAGGCACTCGGGCAGTGTCTCGCGCTTCACCACCAGGGAGTGGTAACGGGTCTGGGTCAGCGGATTGTTCAGGCCGGCGAATACGCCCAGGTCCTTGTGGAACACCGGGCTGACCTTGCCGTGCATGACCTGGCGGGCACGCACCACGTCACCGCCGAACGCCTGGCCGATGGACTGGTGGCCCAGGCACACGCCCAGCAGCGGCAGCTTGCCGGCGAAGCGCTCGATGACTTCCAGGGACACGCCCGCCTCGTTCGGCGTGCACGGGCCGGGGGACAGGACGATGCGTTCGGGATTGAGTGCGGCGATCTCGTCGACGCTCAGTTCGTCATTGCGAATGACGTGGATGTCGGCCTTCAACTCGGCGAAGTACTGCACCAGGTTGTAGGTGAAGGAATCGTAGTTATCGATCATCAGCAGCATGTCTGCTCGAACCTCATGATTGCACTGCTTTCGGATCGCGCCATCGTCGACACCCGTTGCGGCCTCGTAGGCTGCGCGAATCTGGCAATTATGCCAGCGGATGGGAGGAATGGACGCGTAAGAAGAGACCGGCGCTATGCCGGGAAAGAAGGAATCAGGCGCGCCAGCGCCAACGGGCGAATGCCTTGAGGAGGGAGGTGATGATGCGGGTGCTGTGGATCACGGTTGCGGTCTCGCCTAGCGATGGCCGAACAGTAGCCCAAGGCCGGGCGCCAGCGCAATACGCGCGGCGGCCCTGCCGACGAAGGTAGGAAAGTTCAGCGGCACCCGTCGAGGGCGGCACGCAGGCGGGTTTCGTAGGCCAGGCGCTGTTGCCGCTCGGCCAACAGCGCGCGCACCTTGGTTTGCAGGTCGTCCGCCGGGCGCAGGTCGGCGGTAGCGAATCGCGGGGTTTCGACCGCCGGCGCCTGGCACGGCACCGGGACGGGAATGCGCACGTCCACGGGCTTCGGCACAGTCACCGCGCAGCCCGTCAGGAGCAGCACGGGAATCGCCAGCAGCCATTTCATGGCAACAGCTCCCGGTCGATCAACTGGCGCACCACCGCACATTCCTCGCCCTCACTGCGTTCCAGCAGCAGTCGACCGGCAGCGACCTCATGGCTGTGCGCCTGCTCGCGCGCCCGGGCCAGAGCACTCTCGGCGGAGGCGGCGCGCTGGCGGGCAGCCTGCTGCAATGCCTCGACCTGAGCGCTCTGCAGCGCCAGCTTCGACTCCAGCACCTTGCCGGCATCGCTGCAGCGCGCCTGCTCCAGGCGCAGGCTCTCCAGCCGATCGGCGTAGAAACGTGCCGTCAGCCAGCCGCCGACGAAGCCACCCGATAGAAAACCGACCAGACACAGCGCCAGCCAGAAGCGGTTCATCCCAGCACCTCCCGCGCGCGGCGCCAAAGTTGCGCACGCTCTTCGAGGCCATTCAATCCGCCATTGATACGCCAGGTGATGTCCTCGAAGCGCTCTCTGTCGGCCAACGCGTTGAGGCCGTTGCGCTGCCACCACCAGGCGGCGGACCGGCAAGCCCAGCGCGGCTCCGCCAGCAACTGCGGGCGGGCAACGAAGGGCTGCTCGAGCCCCTCACCTACCGACCGGTAATTGCTCCGCCCGGTGACCTGCAGCAGACCGCGCCCGCGAAAGCGCCAGCCATCGCCGGACGCCTCGTCGCCATTGCCATTGCGTCCCGCGTACACGAGGTCGGCGATGCGCTCGGGCTGGTAAGCGATCTCCCGCGCCAGCGCCGTGGGCGATCCATCCGCGCTACGAAAGCGCCGGGGCCAGACGACGGCCAGTCGCTGGGCGCTATAGGTCAGGCTCTCCACGCAACGGGTCAGCTGCGCGCTCTCATGCCCGACCTGGGCGAGGAAGGCGGCAGTCCTTGCCGGCGTGTCGATGGCGAAGTCGCGCAGGGCGGCGTCCAGCACCGGAACAAAAACGCCCGCTACGGGGCGGGCGTTGGGCAGGATCAGCAGGAGCTGGCGTTCGTCGATGAACATGTCAGCCGCCCTCCCCCGCCAACGCCTTGCCATCGTTGCCGCCATTGCACAGCACACGGGTGGACCAGCCGTTCGCGTCATAGTGCTGAGTCACGGTATCGACCAGGTACACGCCATCGACCCCTGCCTTGAAGCCACTCAGCTCGACCCGGCACTCGGCGAACAGATCGGTGCGGCCGGGCAGCTGCAGGCGTACGCCGGCCGTCTGCCGGTTGAAGTCCGCCAGGCGCGATCTGGCCAGCTGCTGTGCCGCCGCTTCGTTGGCCTGGACATGGCGCTCGACGTACTCGGCCAGCACCTTCTTCGACGCGTCAGGATTGGCCAACTTCACGCTCCGCAAGATCCCGTCGCCCCCCTGGAAAGGCACGCTCACCTGCGCGACCACCTTGCGGTCATCCAGGGTGAAGCTGAAGGAGCTGACGTCCCCACGCTGGAGCAACACCGAGTCCAGCGGCTGCCCCGTCGCGCTGCGGCCACCCTGTCGCGGCATGACCAGCAGCTTCAGGTCGGCGATCTTTGCCGTGCAGTCGTACTGCCGCGCCAGGCGGGTAATGAAGTGATAGTCGGACTCGTTGATCTGGTCCGCGCGGACAATCCGTGTCTGCACCTCGCACTGGGCTTTCCAACCATTGCGTCCGGCGATGCGCTCGACGATCTGCGCCAGCGTCAGGTTCTCCCAACTGTCGCTGCGGATGGATTTCGCCACGTTGCGCGAGTCAGCGGACTTGGCCTTGATCACCAGCGTGTCCGGCGCGCCGCTGAAGGTGAGGGTGTCGACCTTGTAGCGGCCCATCGGAGCTACGCCCGTTTCTTCGTAGCCCAGGTACAGCGCCAGCTCTGCGCCTCGCCGGGGCAATGCGACGGTACCGGCGCGGTCGTCGAGCGTGAGCGAAAGCGTGTCCGATTCCAGGCCGTGCTTATCGGTCACTTCCAGCTCGAGCACGCGGTCGTTGACCTGTGCAGTGATGTCGCGCCCATCGGCGACGATGCGGAAGACAGGTTTCATGGGTCACCCGAAATAAAAAGGCCCCGCTTGCACGGGGCCGGGATGGAACATGCCGATCAATCCCACAGGCGAACCTGCGGATTGTCCGGCGCTGCCAGCTCGGGCATGCGGATCAGCACGCCGGCGCGCAACGGTTGTGGCTCGTCGGCCAGGCCCGGGTTGGCATCGAACACCGCCTCCACGCAGCCCTTGAGATGGCCATAGCGCTGATAGCAGAGCTGGTCCAGCACGTCGCCATTACTGCTGCGATAGATCGCTGTCGTCGCCATAGCGATTGAACTCCAGTTCGAAGGTTTGATTGCGCGGAGTGCCATTGCTGAGCAGAGCGCTCTGCGTCTCGCTGACCTTGATCAGGCACCAGGTCCCCAGGGGATCCCCGTAGCCGCTGATCAGGCTCACCGGCTTGCCGCTCAAGGCGATTTCGCGCAGCTGGTTCGGAATCGTCCATCCCACGCGCTTACCCGATACCCGTGACAGGGCCGGCATGAGCGTCGCTTTCAGCAAGAGCGTCTCCGTACCAACGCCGACGTATTGCAGGGCGCCCCGACGCCCCAGCCGCGCCTGGTCCTTCCAGGTGAGCTGGCTGGTGCGAGTCGCCGACTCGAAGGGCATCGTGTCGATGTTGAAAAAGAACTGCGTCTGCGAACCCACTACGTTCATGACCAGCAGGTGCGGCTGGGGAATCGCGCAGATGAAATCACCGGGCGACAGCTGGGGCGTCAGTACCGAGCTGGGCAGTATCGAACCCAGCGAATCCCCGACCTTGCCGATGACCTTGTCCACCGCTTTCCTGGCCCGGTCCACCTGTTCGCCCAACCCCTGCATGCGCTCATCGATGCCCTTCAAGGCACGCGTCGCGCTGTTGTAGGTGTTGACCACCTTGTTGACCTTGACCTGCGCGCGCTCGATGCCCTGCATCGCGCGCTGCACCTTGCCCGCCATCTCCGGCGAAACACCTGGCAAGCCCTCCAGTTCGGCCGCCGCGCCACGGATTTCGCTGACGGCGCCGTTGACCGGCGCGATCACCTCGTCCAGGTCACGGCGGCCATCCTCGGCTGCCCGGGCCAACTGCGACAGGCCGTTCTGCATCTGCTCCCAATACGCCATATCAGCTCCTTAAACCACGACCGGGTCGAACAGCGCATCGCGTTGCCGATCCTCGGAGAAATCCGCCAGTAGCCGACGCAAGCGCGGCAGCAGCTCATTGGCCAGCTGATCCGGGTCGCTGACGTTGCCGGCCACGTTGATGCTGATCTGCGGCGAGAAGGTCCAGGTTCCGGACGTCGGCGCCAGAGGAGCGGCCGGTGCAGATGCAGTGGGAGAAGGCCGCGATCCGTCTGTGAAGCTCGTATCGCGTGAAGCGGCATTGCCGAGGTCCAATGCCATTGCCGAAGTCGAATCGCCTTCGTCCGAATCGTTGCTGAACATTCGATGCAGCCCGCCACCCAGCGACTTGCCGACCTCTCCACCACCCCAGGCGCCCACCGCCCCGCCCACCATCCCGCCAACGAGGGCTCCCGCTACCGTTCCGACAATCGGAACCAGGGATCCAACGGCCGCGCCGGCCAAGACTCCAGCCTCAGCCCCGGCAAGCCCCCCGACCAGAGAGCCCGCCGCCTCTCCGTAGCCCTTGGCTTTGTCCTGGGCCGAGCCATTGCCGGTGTAGGTTTTGTAGGCCGTGATGGAAGGCCCGACGGCCATGAGTGCCCGCCGGCCCACCGCACGGCCGACTCCACTGCGCATCGCGCTGTTCAACCATTCGCCAGCTATACCTAGCCCACGACCTGCAGCACTCCACGCGGTCCCCAGATAGGCACCGGCTTTTTGACTGGCTGCCCCCGTCCAGCGGGAGACACCTTGCCAGGCATCTTTCGCCACACCGCCCAGGGCAGCAGCGCGCGATCCGGCGCCCTGACGAACACCGGTCACGGCATTGCCTGCCCAGGTACCGACGCGACTGCCCCAATTGACGGTCCGCTGCCAGGCGGCGCCAGCCATGCTGCCAACGGCCTGGTATGCCCGGCCCGCGCCCTGCCGTATCGTCGATCCGACACTTGCGGCGATGTCCGCACCGCGCCCCAGAACGCGCCCGCCCCACGACCTCGTCGCTCCGGCGATATCCGTCACATCCTTGTACACCCCGCGAACATCACTCAGGACCTTCAACCCCCCTGCCACCGCACTCAGCGCAGTCAGTCCGGCGGTCAGGCCGGGGTTTTCCTCGACGAACAAGGTGGCCTGACCCAGCCCCTGCGTAGTGGGCCCGATCAACGGGCGGAAGGTGTCCTGATTGGCGTCGCTGACACTGCGCCAGAACTGTTGCCAGGCGCTCTCGAGGGACTCGCTTTGCCCCTGGCGGGTGCCCATGCGTGCATTCGCATCGTCCCGCAGCCACCGTCCCGCTTCAGTCCTTGCGCCCTCGACCTGCTGCTGTTGTACCCACTCGCGATTGCCCTGCGCATCCGAGGGATCGCGCTCGTACAACTGTCTCGAAAGGCGACGGGCAAGCAACTCGACCGCCCCGTCCCCCTGGTCGTGGCGCTGCGCCAGGGAGGCGTACTGCGTCCGCATGTCGCCGGCGCCGGTCACGCCACCGACCTCGTGGAGACGCTGGGTCAATTCGGCGGTGCGCTCCAGCGGCACGCCTTGCCCATAGGAAAAGGTTGCGGCATCCGGGAGAAAGGCCAGGGAGGTCTTCAGGTCCATACCCTGGTTCATCATCAGCCGGATCAGGTCGAGCACATCGTCACTCGACAGCCCGCTGTCATTGGCCACCTGTCGCACGTTGCGCGCAAGGTCGCGCTCGCTCTGCTCGGTAGACAAGCCACCGCGCGCCGCCAACTCCTGCACCTTTCCGTTGAATTGCAGGCTGCGGAACATGGTGCCGACAACGCCACTGGAAGGCAGCGCGGATTCACCCCGCTGCCAACCGCCCTGGTGCGCGGGTGCGTCGCCGCGCATGGCCGCCGGATTCCCCAGCAGGCCGATGATTCGTTGCAGGCCGGAACGCACCTCTCCGGCGCCCCGCTCCAGCACCTGCAGCTGTCGGCCTAGGGTGTCGCGGATAAGCCGCGACTCATCGCGCAGGCCCTCCAGGGCGACACTCCAGGTGCCGAGAAACTCGAGGCTGCGCAGGCGTGCCGTCGCATCGGCGAGTGCCTGGCCGAGGGAAGTGTCGAGCACTCCGCCCACGGTCGGCACCCTATCAGTTGATTCATTCATCGTTCATCACTCGCCCCTCTGACGAAAAAAGGGGCGCCGGTTCAGGCGCCCACTTCCAGGGCGAACCAGCCCGCCTAGTCCCCCAGCCACCAACGCAGGTCGCCGAGGGTCATGCGCTCCAGTTCGCCGGCCGTGAAGCCCGACTCAGTCGCCAGCCGCCGCGCCAGCTGGCGCATCAGCGCGAAGCTCATCCGCGTCCTCGCGCACCAGGCGAAAGTAGGCGTGCTGCAGGCGCTGGTAGTCGCTGAGCTTGAGCCCCTCCAGGTCCTGGCGGCTGACCTGGGCCAGCGAGGCGAACAGCTGCAGTTCGCGCTCCTGGTCGTCGCTGGCCACCTTGCTGGCCTGGCGGATGTCGCGCACCGTCGGCGCGCGCAGAGTGAGGGCATCCACCTCGACGCCGTTGCAGGAGGTCGGGCGGGACAACTTCACCACTGCCGCGTCTTCGGACAGGCTCAGCCACGCAAGCTGTTTGACGGAGTCTTGCATCAGGGTTCTCCTCACGCGCCCAGGTCAGCGCGCAGCGCGGCGAGCTGATCGACACCGTTGATCTTGCGCACGGAATTGACCGGGTCGATCTCGAACATCTCGCGACCTTCGATTTCCAGCTTGTAGTAGGTGACGGCCACGCTGTAGGTGCAGGCGGCCAGCTCATTGGCCTTCCACTCGCCCGGATCGACTTCCTTGAGCAGGCCGCGCACGGTGGCGACCACCGGCACGGTGCCGCCCTTCTGGGTCTTGAAGGAACCACGGAAAGTGCCGTTGAAGGAGCCCTGGTCACTCAGGCCGAAGAACTTCATGGCTTCACGGCGCGCGCCGTTGGTGGTGAACTTGGCCTCCATGGCCTCCAGGCCCATGTCGAGCAGGATCGGTGCGTCCATGCCGCCGGCGCGGTACTCCTGGGTCTTCACCTTGAGGGCCGGCAGGGTCAGGGAGGGCACGTCGCCGGCAAAGCTCACGCCGTCGACGAAGAGGTTGGTGTTGGTGAGGATCTGCGGAATCATCTGGGGTTCTCCTTAAGCTGCGTCCAGAACTTCGGTGAGCCACTGGTCGGTCACCTCGACGCGGAAGTTGGGGTTCTCGGCAGGCGGTACGTCGGTGAAGCGGATGTTCCAGTACACCTTGCCCTGGGCCAGCTGGCTGGCGGTGTTGAGTTCCGGGTCGGCATAGACCTCGAAGTCGATCACCGCGCCCTGATTCTTCAGGTCGCGCATGAAGGCCTGCAGGCCCTCGGTGACGTCCTTCACGTAGGTCCGGGTGATGCCGCGGTCGACCGCCCACTTGTGCCCGGCGAGGATCGCGTCCATCACCATGTCCATGGTCCGCACGCGGGTCACGAAGGCCCACTTGGCGTCGCTGGAGAGGGTGCGGTTGCCCCACAGGCGGTAGCCGTCATCGCGGATGATGGTGGTGATGTTGGCGTTGTTGAGCAGGTTGGCGCGGCAGGTCTCGTCGCCATCGAGGAACTCGATGGGCCGGCCGGTGCCGGTGATGCCGAGCAGTTCCTTGTTCGACGGCGAGGACCAGAAGCCGTACTGGCTGTCGGTCCAGGCGAACAGCGCGGCAGCGTTGGCAGACGCCGGTGCGTCGACGGTGGCGCTGCTGGTGGTATCCCAGTACTGCACGCCCGGGTCGACCAGGTAGATGCGCTTGCTGCCGAACTCGCCGGCATAGGCGATGGCCGCCTCGTCGGTGGTGTTCGGACCGTCGACGATGGCGATGGCGCGCAGCTTCTCGGCCAGCGCGCCCATGGCGGTGGCCACCGCCTGGGTGGCGGAATGCTCCGGCGCGATCAGCAGGCGTGGCTGGGCGTTGAAGCGCGACTTGCCATCGAGCAGCGCCTGCAGGCCGGTACGCTGGCCGGCTTCGGTGACGCTGCCGATGATCGCGGAAGTCAGCTGTGCGGCATCCTCGACCTTGGCCACGCCCACCGCCACGACCACCGCGGCGGACTGGGTGAAGATGGCGGTGCAGGACTTGTAGATCGCCGACGCAGTACCGAACGCGGCAGCGGCCTCACGCAGGCTGGTGAGCAGCACCGGCACATCGGCCTGCGCGGTCAGCTTGGCCTCGGGGGTGAAGGTATCCACCAGGCCGATGATCGAGGACGACGGCAGCGCAAGGGTGCGCGCACCAACGTCGACATTGGTCACGGTGACGCCGTGAAAGAAGCTCATAGGGTATTCTCCAGACATAAAAAAACCGCCGGGAGGCGGTTGGCTTTGGGACATTCAGCAGATCGAAACGACATCCTGCTGATGTGAAGAGTCCTTTTCGAACTGGCCCTGTCGTAAGGCCAGTGCAGACTGACTCATGGAACAAAATGTAAGTTGCTCGGAAGCGACCGCCAGAGCGCGGCTTCAGACGCTTCCAAGTATTTGGTATTCGATTCGCAGGGCACCGTTGGGCAACGTCTTGAAGCAGATGTCCACGTAGGAACCGGTAACTACGCTGGGAGATGCTTGAATTCCCGAGCCGACGGTCGCCTCGGCCTGGAACTCGGTCGCCACTACTGACCAGACGGCGCTCAACGCGAACGGAAAGTTGACCCGCACAGTCCCCTTGCCCTCACTATTACCGGTAGGGATGACCGTGCCGAACATTCGCACCAGGCCCGTAGGCAAGCGTTCGTACTTGACGGCGCCAGCCACGTTGAGAACTACAGACGCAGATCGCCAGACGTTTTCAGCGCTAAAGCGTGAACTGATGCCCGATGCGAGGCCTGCGGGAGTCACCGCTCGCTCCGTATCCGTTCCAGCTGCCGCCTCGGCAGTCGTCGCAAGCTCAACCAGTCCGGCCCGGGTCTCAGTCGCTGTGCACGCCGCCAAGCCAGCAGGAGTGATCGCCCTTGCGGTGTCAGTCTTAGCCTGAACCTCCGCGGCTGTAGCCAACTCCACCAATCCCGCGCGTGTATCAGTCGCCGTTCGAGCACTCAAGCCTGCCGGCGTCACCGCACGCTCCGCATCAGCTCCGGACACTGTTTCAGCGATAGTGGCGAGCTCAACCAATCCGGACGCCGTCTCGGATGCCGTGCAGGATGCAAGCCCCGCAGGGGTGACAACTCGAGTGGTGTCGACCTTGGCCTGCACCTCAGCAGCGCTCGCAAGCTCCACCAGGCCTGTACGCGTTTCGGTTGCAGTACGAGCCGTCAATCCCAATGGTGTAATTGCACGCTCCGCATCAGTTCCGGACGCGGTTTCCGCATTGGTGGCGAGCTCTACCAATCCGGATGCTGTCTCGGATGCCTTGCAAGAGGAAAGCCCAGCCGGGGTGACAACTCGAGTGGTATCGATCTTGGCTTGCACCTCAGCGGCGCTGGCCAGCTCAACCAAGCCCGTACGCGTTTCCGTGGCAGTTCGAGTTGCCAAGGTGGCAGGCGTAATGCTGTGAGTCGCCTCCGTGCCCGCCTGCACCTCTGCCGCTGTTGCCAGTTTGACAACTCCGAGGCTGGTCGCCGAGGCCACTCGCGTGAGGAAAGCCGAATCGACATACTCCCGCGTCGCCAGCACAACACTCGGATCGATCTTCAATTCCACCGACGCCGCATTGCTGACGATCAGCACGATGCGCACGGTCTGGGTACGGCCGCTGCCTTCGGCCAGTTGCGGTTTGTAGGACGGCGCGCAGTTGGCGTAGGCGATCAGCGCGCCGGCTTCGTCGTACAGGCCCATCTCTCGGATCCACCAGCCACCCACGTCCTCGGGGATGACCTGTTCGGCGATGATCTGCGCGCTGTTCGCCGGGTCGACGCTCAGGCGGTTCAGCGGCGCGCGGCGGACTTCGTTGACCAGCTGGGTGCGGCTGGCGTCGGGGTTCGGCACGTTGCCGCCGCCGTCGCCGACTGCGAGCTGGGTGATTTTCAGGGTGGTGCCCAGCGCGGTGGCATTCGCCAGCTTGCCGGCACCGATGGTGGTGAGTAGTGCGTAGTAGGTTACTGCCATGGGTAGACACTCAAGCTATCGATGGTGTGTTCCCGGCCCGGCAAGCCGTGGCTGCCGATCGCTTCGATCACATCCGGGAGGTAGGGGTAGACGGTGACGATGTCGCCGTCGTATTGCCCGGAGCCGACGGTGATCCGCCCCTGGGATTCCAGGCTGATATCCAGCCCGATGAGGTGCCGCGTGAGCGGTTTGGCGTCTTCGATGAGACGCTCCACCTCCTGGTACATCTCTTCGCTGATACCGCTGTCGAGCACGCCGATGCGCAGGCGAAAGGTGCCCGGCTCGCCCATGGGCGAGCCCTGCCACCACTCGATGATTTCGATCAGGTAACCCAGCGGCTCGATTACCCGCCGCAGCGCAGCGATGGTTCCCTTGTGCTGGTGGATACGGAAAGCCGCGGCCACCGCCTTGCGCTTAACCGCCTCGTTCCACGCCGGGTCCCAGCGGTCCACCGACCAGGCCCAGGCCAGATACGGCAGCAGCGCCACCGGGCAGCGTTGCGGGTCCATCAGCTCGCGCAGTGGCACCGGCAGATCACCGACCTGCACGTCGGCCAGCACACGCTCCAGCGGCGTCGAGTTGATCGGCAGAAGACGGCTACTCATCGGAGCCACCCACACGGATCTGGTAGCCGCTGCAATACGCCGCCTGGGTCGAGTCGAGCACCACGTCAGCCGCCGGCTTGGCCAGTTCGACGCGCTGCACACCTTCCACATGCAGTGCAGCGAACAGCGCGCTGCGGCGGATGTCACGGCCGATGCGACGCTGGGTGGCGATGTAGGTCTGCAGCGAGGCCTCGGCAGCCTGCTGGATCAGCTCGGCTTCCGGGCCGGGGTAGATGTAGAGCAGCGCGTCGACCTGGTAGGGCACGATGGCGGCGGACTGGACGGTGAGACGATCGCCCACCGGGCGTACGTCTTCGTCGTTCAGCGCCTGGCGCACGGCATCCAGCAGGTCGGCCGACGCCGCGCCGTCGCCTTCGGAAGACAGCACGCTGACCAGCGCCTCGCACGGCTGCGGGCTGATCGCCGAGACATCGGCGATGCGCCCGTCGGCGCCGAGCGCAAAAGCCACGTAGGCATTGCGCGGGCCGGCCACCGAGAGCTGGTCGAAGGCCAGCTGGGTGCGGTTACGCAGCGAGTCGTCGCCCTCCAGTACGGCCGGGGTCGGTGGCGAGGTCGTGGCATCCGCCTGCTGGATCACCAGGCGCTTGACGTTGTAGCCGGCAGCCAGTTGGTCGAGATCACCCTGGGTCGCATAACCGAGCATCACCGCGCGGGCAGCATCGTTGATCCGCGCACGCAGCAGCAGCTCGCGGTAGGCCGCCAGCTCCAGCAGCTTGACCACCGGATCGGACTCCACCGCGGCGGTCCAGCCGGTGCCCATGGCAGTGCGAAAATCCGCCAGCAGCTCGTCGTAGAGTCTCTCGTAGTCGAGGCTCTCGACCACCTGCGGCGCCGGCAGTTGGGACAGGTCGATCAGGCTCATGCCGCCACCTCCAGTGCGATCTCGTCACCCTGGTAGACGCCGCGCAGGCGCAGCGAAACGCTGCCGGCGACCACCGCCACCACCTGCACCGAACTCAGGCGCAGGCGCGGTTCCCAGCGGCCGATGGCGCGGGCCACTTCGGCCTGCACCGCGCCCTTCCAGCCTTCAGTCACTGGCAGGTCGACCATGCGCCGCAGGCGGCTGCCGTACTCGGGGCGCATGCGCCGGCTGCCCAGCGGGGTAGTGAGGATGTCCTCGATGGATTGCTTCAGGTGCGCCAGCGCGCTCAGCGGCTGGCCGTTGCGTCGATCCATGCCGATCATCGCCGCGCCCTCCGTCGCTCAGGGTGCGCACGGGAAAAGTTGCCCATGGCAGGTCTCCAGAAATGCAGAGGCCCGCACGTGGCGGGCCCGGGTTGGAAGTCGAAGCGACTTCAATGGGTGTGGTGGTTGCTGTTGCCGGCGGTATCCATGATCGAGCCGGTGCTGCTGATGTTGCCGTTCACCGTCAGCGCGCCCTTGATGCTCACCGGACCGGTCAACTGGATGCTGGCGGCCGTGACGTTCACTGCACCGGGATCGATCACCACCTGCGTGGCGCCTACCTTCACCGTGGCGGTACCGGCCGGCATCTGCAGGTCGTAGCGATGCGCCTGCCAGTCGTAGCTGAGCACCGCGCCATCGGGGAAATGCCAGCTCTCGACTTCGCCACGGTTGTTCGGCGGCGCCGAAGCGGCACCGAACAACCCCGGCACGAAGGTACCCATCGCCGCCATGCCGGACGGGCTGAGCAGCACGCCCTGCTCGCCCAGGCTCGGCGCCCGCCAGTGCCGCGCGACGCCGGCCGCCTGGGCGTGCCAGCGCACCCAGGCGCTGGTCCACTCGCCGGAGCGCACGCGCACTCGCGCCGCCGCCAGGTCCACGGCCACCACTTCGCAGGGCATGACCAGGGCGGCGAGCATGCGGTCGTGTTCGGCGCTCACGTAGTCCTGGTTCATTGCAGGGCTCCCGGATCGAAGTAATCGTCCTCGTGGCCGGGCCCGGTCTGCGGATCGAAGCCGAGCCTGAGGCTGCCCGACGGCTGGTCTTCCCAGGGCCACTCGGTCTCGCCCAGCAGCACCGGCTGCTGCCACTCCACCCGCCACACGCGGCAGGCTGCGAGTGCCGGATTGTCGACTTCCGGCTGGGCCTGGATGAAGCTCACCGGCTCCAGTTCCAGCCCCCAGTTCTGTGCGCGCAGCAGCACCGCCAGCGCGGCGATATTGCTTAGCGCCAGCGCTTCCGCCGCGGCGTCATCGCGCGTCACCAGCAGGCGCGCCTGCAGCCGACAGATCAGCGCCGTCTGGCCATTGCCGGGATCACGCCCTGGCAGCATGCCGGCGTATTCCAGCGCCAGCGCGGGGAGCGTCGCCGGAGCCTGCTTCAGCGGGCCGCGCAGGATGCTGCCGATCTCGGTCAGCCGAGCGCTCAGCGTCTGCTCCACCGCATCGAGCAGCAGCGCCAGGGTCAAAGGTTGTTCGGACATATCGTCTCCTTGCAGCTTCACTCCTGCCCGCGCTCGCTCGGCGGCAGTTCGCAGACACCCAGGCGTTTCGCCGCCCAGCGTTCATAAAGGCCGACGGCGATCTCCGCGCCGGCCGCCGCGGTCAGGCTGCCGATGGCGGCCGCCAGGGTCAGCGAGGTGCCGCAGGACATGGCGAGGAACATCACCGCCATGCCGCAGACGATGGAAGCGCCCGAGCGCAGCGCCAGCCGCCGCAGCAGCCGCCAGCCGCCCAGGCCCGCCTTGTCGGCGCGCCACATTTCACCGCTGATGCCGCCCGCGACCGCGAGCAGGATCAGCCCCCACAAAGGCACGTCGGCCAGGGTCTGAGGTTCGTTGCCCATGGGCTCACCTTGGATAAAGACGCCCGCGAACGGGCGAAACCGGCGGCTATCAGCCAGCCGGGGATGACTGCCGGCGTCCTCGCCGGCCACCCGCCGCAACCGGCGGATCAGAAAACGCGGGCATGAAAAAGCCCGGCTCAGTGGCCGGGCTTTTCGGTGTTTCGCGTTGTGCTCCCTGGGGACGCACCTTTACAAGAATGACTACTTTTTACCCCCCGATTCCCGCCAGAACAAGGCTTCTTGGGGAATGCGCTGCAATACGCAGATGACACACCGCAATGTGCTGTCGAAACGCCGAAATCCCCCTTCGGAAATT